GATCAGCGGTATCAGCCCAGCATCCGTTGAGGGGACACTCAGGCCATATCAATCAGCAACGATAAAATTTGATTCAGGCGCAGCACCTACCGATGATTCAGCCGCACAGCCTGAACTGACACTCACCCGTACAGGGGCTGCTCCGGCTTACCCGTTTGATTCGACGATTCTGGCCACCATTACCGGAGGCACTGCAACCTTTATCAACTGGGCTTCGTAATATGGCTGAGAAAAAGAAATACACAATCGACCCGCGTTTTATAGGTTCAACCGTATCCGTTTACCCGTCTATTGACGGTGTTTTTCAGAACGCTCAGGGTTATGATTATGTCCTGAAACAGGACACGGAAGAAAAGGTTTTGCAATACCTTGTTAACATCGGGCATCCGGCCGTAACCGTAACAGCAGAAAAGTAATGGCACTGATCGAAGCAAGCGAAATAATCACGATCGTATCAACGAGAAACCTCGATGAAGGTCACATTTTGCCTGCTGAAATCGCTATTGCTGAAAACGATTACATCAAAAAGGCAATCGGTGATGATCTGTACACGGCTGTTGTGGGTAACCTGGTTACCTACGCTGACTTCATTACGGATTACATTAAGCCAGTTCTTGCCTATGGTGTTTTATCCAACATCTGGAATCGCTTAGGTGTTGAGATCACCGACCGGGGAATCAATGGATTTACCGGTGAAGGAATTACAACCCCGCAAGTTCAGGACAAGGCCAACACGCTATTTGAGATCAGGCAACGTTTATCAAGCCTGCAAAGGTCAATGATTGACTACGCTGAAGAACAGTATCCTGATCTGTTTGACGATGATATTGAATACATTACCGATGAGGTGAGTTACAACACTGATCGGGTAAAACGCTACACTGCACTATGATCCGGATTGAAAATAACGCTGATACCGCTAAGATTCTGATTTCAGGTGAGATCGGTGAAGGCTGGTTTACAGAAGGATTCACCCTTGAGAAACTGAAAAACGGGATCGGATCGGATGAGGTCACTAACATTGAACTTGAAATTAATTCACTCGGCGGTGACCTGATCGAAGCCCTTGCCATATATGACAGCCTGAAAACCAGCAACGCGAGGGTAAAGGCTAAGATTATAGGCAGCACAGCAAGCGCAGGGACAGTGATTGCGATGGGTGCAGATGAAATCGAAATCAGCGAAAACAGCAATTTCCTGATTCACAGGGCATCGACATTTGCAGGCGGCAACGTTGACGATATGGAACGGGCAGCCGATGAACTGGCAATGTGGGATGAAAAACTGTTGAACATCTACCAAAAGCGCACCGGTAAACGTAAATCGCAGATCAGCGACCTGATGAAGCAAGACAAGTGGTTAACCGCAACCGAAGCTATCAACTGGGGCTTTGCTGACCGAAAAATCAAAGAACAAAAACCAATCCTAAATAAAACAGAAATGGACACAACGAAAATCAAAGAACTGTTGAATGTCGATTCTGATGAGGCGATTGAGCAGGCTATCACAAACCTGATCGACAGCCGGACAGAGTTACAGAACAAGGTGACCGCATCGGAGCAGGCAGAAGCAGAGGCTAAGAATCAGGAGATCGCAGCCTATATCACCGCAGCCGAAACAGCCGGGAAGATCACCGCTGAAGTAAAAGACAGCCTGATCACGCTGGCAAAGACCGATTTTGACGCGGTCAAAAAGATTGTTGACGCTGCAAAACCGGCACCGCTGAGTAATATCATTGAGCCTGGTGAGCCTGTAAAGCCGAAAATGACCAAAGAAGAAGCCCGCAAAATCTATGACAGCTGGAAGGTGAAAAACCTTGTGGCCACAAAAGCCAACGATGAACCGGAACTCTACAACGAAGTACGAACCGCCTTAAAATCATAAACAAATGTCAACAACAATCAGAGAACCTTTCGGAACACAGGGCGGTAATTCGCTCAATGTCGGAACAGCGGGGACAGGTTTTACCGCTACCGAATACGGAGACGGCACGCATCACAAGACTGTTTTGGCCGTTGATTACACACTACCCGCAATCGCCGGGGGTGCTAACCTCGCAGTTGGAAGGCTCGCTTACACATGGCCTGCCGGTATCATTAACCAAAAGGCTGCACGGTTATCCGTTGCAATTACCCAAACACAGGGCAATATCACAGCCGACACTCCAGACATTGGGCTAGGTACTGTAATCGCTTCAGGTGCTGTTGCTGTTTTGGGTGGTACCGCAACGTTTGAAAACGTACTGACCGGACAGACCGCATCAGATTGCAACGGAACAGTAACCGAAAAAACCCTTGCCACTTCGCTTGTTATTGAAGCATCCGGGGCGCATACACTTTACCTGAATGTTGCTGACGGTTGGGCTGCTTCCGGTGATGCCGCTGCACTGATTACAGGAACGATCACCCTTGAATGGACTTTTTTAAGTTAATCAAATTTATCAACCAAATGTTAAACAATTAAAAACTCAATCAAATGGCAATTCCAAGAGAAGTTTGGTTGGATATGTTTGAGGAAAACTTATTCGATCCGACATTAACCAAGATTCAGCAGGCAATCAAAGATGATTCTGCATTCGTATGGCAGGGTGGCCGGGGTGCTGCAACTGTTCACATTCCGCAGGCTGGAACCGCAGCCACGATCACACAGGACAATGACACCTATCCGGTAGCTGCAAATAAGCGCACTGATTCAACCAATGATTACAGCCTCTCTAACTTTGAAGTTGGTCCGGTTGTGGTTCAGTGGAAAGACGACATGAAAAACGCTGTTCCGCAGGCTGAATCAATCCTCAACGATCAGCTTCAGGGGTTGGGTGAAAGGGTTGGCCGTTACATTCTGTACGGACAATATCACTACACTAGCAGCCTGTACGTTCCGACAACCGGATCAAGCGTTACCGCTCACAGCCCTTCAGCAACAAACAGCAGAAAAGCCATGTTAGGCGCTGACCTTCGTACCGCAATGGGAATCCTCGACCGCACCAAAGTGCCTTCAGCAGAAAGGTATCTGATCATTGACAGTACAATGTTCTGGCAACTGATGACCGACCTCGGTTACACCGCTTACAGGGATGACCTGATCGGGATGGTTGACGGTATGAAATTTAACCTGTTTGGAGCAAAGATCATCATGCTGCCAAATGTACTGCACTCTGTGGTATCAACCGGAGCGATCCGCACAGTTACCCATGCCGGGGCTGCAACTGATCAGGCCGTTGCCCTGTTGGTTCAGAAGAATTGCACCTCAATGGCAACTACTGACATTTACGCTAATGTTGTTGACAACGCAACCGGATATTTCGGTAGCACCTACGAAGCCTCGATCCTTGCCGGTGGTAAATACCGCAGGACTGATAAATACGGAGTTGTACCGATTATCCAGGCAACCCCATAATTCGTGTTTGTTTGATTCCTTTCGGGGCGGGCGGAGTGGTGTTCGTCCGCCCTTTTTAATTAACTTTGAAAAAAAATTCCAGACATGACAACATTAGATTTGATCGGAGCAAGCTACGGCACACAGATAATCACCGGGACTGATCCGGTTACCGGCAACTTTGCAGGCTTCAAATGCCCTGCCGATGCTGATGCGGTGATTGCGGCAATATCAATAGGCGGTACATCGGAAGCGGAAACCTATTTCGGATCGGCAACGATTAAGGCCGGGGAACTTGTGACCGTTCCGGGTTACCTTAACGGCATCCTTTGCACCTCAATAACCCTAACATCCGGTTCTCTCACCGCAATCAATGGAGGATGATATGAACGGATTTGGATTCGGTTTTTCTGCTGCACTTGGTACATTGTTGAACCAATGGGACGAAGTTTCTCAGCCTGTTGGGTTGGGACTTACAATGCCTTTTGCAATTCAAAGCAGTAACGGTGTTTTTCGTATTGATCCTACTTTTGATTTGTTGAATTATTCAGGCATTACAGTTGCAAAAACGTACTATGTTGATAAGGCAGTTGGCAATGATTCAAATGCAGGTGATTCAATGGCTTCGGGGCATGCTTTAAAAACTATTGCAGCCGCTTTAGCAAAATCAATTCCAAACTTAACCGCAGCTGCGCCAGCAATAGCAAAGCCTGCTGCTGCTGCTTTACCAAACTTGGCAATTTTATCAGCAGAAGTTTCTACATCAGTATTAGCAGCTTTTAACTTTTTATTAAGATCATCAACATCAGCAAGGATCGAGAGTTTAAGGGTTCTACTACCAGCCATTAGTCATACTCCTTCAAAATCCTGCTAAATGCTTCCTCCCATTGCTGAACCAACTGAGGTTGGATCTGACGCAATGTTGGATAAATAAAATAACCTTCATTACCTCTCCTGCCGTATCTTGGAGATCGACCAGGAAATTGCTTATATCCTTCATAAGTTCCAGATGCACGATTTCTTGCTTTTATCTTGGAACCAAACTCGGCACCTGCCAAGAGACCGTTGCCACCGTCAGTACCAACATTCCATTGGGTTGTTGCTCCACCGCTAAAACGCTGAGAGGCAAAACCAAATGACAACTCACCAATCTTTGATGAT